ATCATCAACATCATCAAACGTATCAATTCTTCGCCCATTTGGTGCTATTACTGAATAACCCTGATCTCTGTTCCCAATGATTTGGTAGCCAGCATCATTTGTTCCACTTTCTACCGGGTTTTCGTAGTAGCTGTCGCGAGCCAGTTCCCATGCCCGGTCACTTATTTCTGCGTCAACATTTTCTTGTATTCCTTCTTCGTCGAGATCTGGGTATCTCTCTCTTATATCGTTATAAATTTCATCGTAATAATTATCTCGAACATACTCTTCTTCATTCTCGGCTATGTCTCTAAGATAATCATCATCTGGATCCTCGGTACTCATCCTGTGCGAAGCTATTTCTAAATCATCCGGCTCGTATCTGCCGCTGTTGCCATCGCGCAAGTGTTCATACAGTTTGATGCGGTTTTCATCAATAAACCCTTGAACCTCTTCCCTCGTTACTGGCAAATTCTTTTCTGCCTTGCGCTCCAAATAGTCAGCAATACCAGAGAACGTGATCTGGTCATCTGTCACATTGTCAAAGCTCTTCAAGTCATTTAAAACTTTTAGCGGGTCTGTATCTTCACCCAAATTGGCGGCAGCTTTTGCAAGTGGGTTATAGAACAGCGGGGCTTGGTCATCGGTATCAACCTTGACTAATGGATTCTCTTCAACCACGGGAGCAGCCGCAGCCCTCTCCTCGCGGCGGGCAGTGCGAGCAGCATTAGCCGCTTCATTCTCAAGGCGTTTGTTGGCTCGGAAGATCGCAGACTTGGCATCGTCACCCTTGGCGAATATTTTGCCGCTAGCATCAAACAGAACGAACTTGCCGCCCTCCTGACCGAGCTTAAAGCCTTCTGGAACAGCCTCAGACATCGATGGGGCGTCCGGAAGAATGTTCATTCGCGGATCTACCCCGTACTTGCTGACTAGATTAGTCAGCCCCTCAGCGGCATACGGAGCGCCAGCTTTAGCCAGCGTTGAGGCACCCTTGAAGCCTGCCCTGCCAGCCTGATACATACCAGCCTGTAGGCCAAGAGTATCCAACACATCCATTGGCTCTGGAGCCTGTCCGTAGCCCAGTGCGGAGTAGGTCTTCTGTGCGCCAGTAATGCCAAGCAGGTCAGCAGGTTTGATCGCCTCCATAACCTTGCCAACGGTTGTCCGACCCTCGCCAAAGCCAGCAGGACGCATCTCGCCAGTCGCAGTGTCAACGGATGGGAAGAACTTGAAGCTGGTAGGCACCTCGGTCTCTTTGACCACAGTTCTTAGCTTAGATGGCTCGACGTACCTCTCCGGCACAACTAAGGCTTTTGGCAGGTACTTGTTGGCAAGGTCGCCAGCAATCCGAGCGCCCTCAGACGCCCGCTGAAAGAAATTACCGGGGGCTGGCTTTAAATCGGGCGAGCTTTGGCTAATGATGTCAGTAGCAATCTGCCCGCCCGAACGAGGCTGCGTCTGCTGCATATACAGCATCTGCTCTGGCCTGAGTTGAAACCCGTACTTCCTCTTCAGATTAGGCATCTCAGCCATCTTGACCTCGCTATCGCTTCATTTTCATTTTGACTTTCATCAGCGCCTTGCGGCTACCCTTGTAGACACTGCCGCCACGCTTCATTTGTTCTCGCTCTTCAGGCTCTTCAGCTTCCTGAATGATCACCGTCTCCTCTGGTTCTGGCTCTTCAACCGGGGGAACGTAATCAGACGGTATGATAACGCCAGCATTCTCGCCCTCTACCGAAGACGGGATGTTGACTTCAGGCTCAACGTAGTCGGCAGCGATAGGCGTTTCACCCATCATACGACCAGTTCCCTTACTAAAGACACCACCAATCGCTTGCTTCTTGGCTTGATCCATCGCAAACCTGTCAGCGCGTGACTCAAGCTCACGCAGCAACTTGCCTAACTCGGAAGCCTTGCCCGTGTTCAAGATGTCAGCAACTTTCGACGCCACCTGCTCGTTCTTGAACAGGTCTGGAGCCTTCTTGATGATTCGCATGAAAGTATTGAACGGACTGCCACCGGCAAGATCAAGCATCTGCGCGGCAGTGTTATCACTTTCAAATTCCTTCGAAAGTTCTTTGCGACGTCCTGTTGCCGAACCTTGACCAATCTGCTGCGCGTTTCTTACATTGCGAGATTCGACCTTTAATATGCCACGGAAAACATCGTACTCACCCTGCGTGTCAAACAACGCCCGCAGTCTGGCGGCGTTGTTCTCGGCACCGAGGATTTCTTCAGCAGCATTAATAGAGTTCTTCGCATTACCAATACGATCTTTGAAGAACTGTGCGTAGCCAATACGAACAGCATCGCGCTCTGTTGGCGTAAGTTTGCTGACATAACTCGTCGCCTCTTCAGGCGACATCTTGCTGTACTGACCACGACCAATGTCAAGAGCATCCAAAACCTCAAGGTCGCCCTTGTATTGCTGGCGAGCCATCTTGTAGTCAGGAACGATTTCATCCAACACATTCAAGAAGGTGTTCTTGTACTCATTCAAGGCTTGAGCAGCATCCTGAGAGGCCGCATTTTCACTGCGGCGACCAGAACGGATGATGTAATCCAAACCACGCTTCATCTGATCCAAGGTGCGAACGTCTGGAGCCGCTACCAGATCAATCTGATAGATGCCCGGCTGTGTCTCAGTGATCTTATAGATCTCCTTCATGTCGTACTTCGATGGATCCTTGCCTTGGGCAATTGCATTCGCCTTACGGATCTTGTTAGTCTCCAAGACCTGCTGGTACGCCTGTTTGAACTGCGGCTGGTTCAGCATATCTAAGATGCGAGGATCTTTGACTGTGCCGAACTTGTACGCACTCTCGTACAAATTATCTGCATTGCTGCGCAGGGCGTCCGTCAATTCAGTCTCGGTCTGGAACATGGTCTTGCCACCAGCCATATTCTCGCCAGCCATGTTCATCACACGACCCTTAGTCCCGCGACCAGTCTGGACAACGCTTTCCGTCATTTTTTTACGACCGCCGCCCGGACGTTGAGCTACGGCTTCGGCAAGGTCAGTAAGACCCGGAGAAACATCCCGCAGCTTAGTGTTGGGGCGGGTTCCTGTCGGGCCTGCCCACGGTATCTCCCCGCGCTCCAAAGCCACCTGACGGATAGCCTGCTGAGGCGTCAGCTTGTCCTGCGCCATCTTCTCAAGCACCTTGGCATACGCCTGCTCGTCGATGATGTTAGTTCCCGGCTTCACAAGGCGCTTATAGATGCCCTTGCCGCCTTGGTAGAGCAACTCACCACCCTTGCCAATAATTGGCGCTGTAACAGCCCCAAGCAGGCCGCTTTCGCCAGCCTCAAGCAATCGGTTGCCAATACCACCCTCGCCAGCACCGAAGCCGGAGATCGCTCCGTAGCCACCGCCAGCGGTCACCATGCGACGGGTTGGTGTCTTGGTGGAATACTCCATCGCCTTCCTAAAGATGCCGGGTGCGCGAGAGATGTCTGCGCCAGTCTTTGCCTGACCACCGGGGATAAACATTGCACCAATAGTGGGAGCTACGCCGCCAGCAAACTCAAAACCCAAAGCCTGACCGGGATTCTGCTCTGCGAACCGGCGGTAGTCAGCCCGGATCTCGTTCAGGTACTGGTCATAGCTCTTGTTCCTGTCCCCGAAAGACCGATACAAGGCTTCGGCCTCATCACCAAACGACATCCCCATACCCTGCCCAAAGAAGGCGCGAGCGCGGTTTGTGGTATCAGATCCCGGCTCCATCGGCTTCAGACGCACAACAGAATCAACCGGATCCCCGCCCTCCTGCATACGGACAACACCACCGTGGGCATACTTGTTACGCAGCGTCGCCAGATCGGAGTAGCCCATGTACCCACCCTGAGCGCGTTGCTGAGGGGGATAGAAAAACTGCTTGTACGTTTTCCGATTCTGATTGAGCCTCTCTGGGTTTCTGCGATCAAAAATTGGGTTTTGAGTCGCGTACTGCATCCAAGCAGCCTCAGCCCCATCAAGGTGGCGGTTGGCTTGGAAGTAGTCCGATAAGAACTTTGCCTTGTCCCGCGCCATCTGGTTGGCTGCTTTGAAGGCAAGGCCGATGTTTTGGTTTGCCTGATAGTTGTTACTGATATTGAGCGACATCTTAATAAGTTGCTTCGCATCAAAATCAGAAACAGCGCCAGTGCCTTCCTTCCTATTCTCTGGAGACATCGACGCTTGGATAGATTCCATCGTCTGATAGTCTTCTCCGAATGACGGCAAGAAGCTACGCTCACGACCAGTGGGCGCTCTCTTGTTTGCAGCCAAGAACCTATTGACATCACTATCGAGCTTTAACGTCTTGGCAGCGTCAGCCTCCAGCTTGCTCAAAGTTTTCTGGGCAGTTTTGGTATTGCTTACCAATAGTTGACCAGCGACCTTATCGTTCACCCCACGGTATGGTGTGTCGTTAAATGGGACGCCAAGGCGTTCGGCAATAACCTGACCTCCGGCAAGATCAATCGCCGGTTCTTTTTCTCTAGGCGCTCTTGGCGGCGGACGGCTTTGGCGCTTTTCGGCGATACGCTGATTCTTTTCGTCTGTTCTATATTGCGCTGCCCTAGCCTCAACCTTTTCTCTGTCTGCTTTATTCTCTGGAACAAGCGCATTACCAAAAATTTCCTGCGCTGCGCGAGCCAAATGCTTGTCTGTATAAAGTTGACCAGTTTCTCTTGCGGAAGGAGCTTTTTTGTCGCTAGCTGGTTTATCCAAACCAAGAACACTACGAGCGTTTGCTAAATCAGCTTCAGATACAGACTCTGGATTGTTTGAATGATTTTTTATTACTTCCCATGCCTGATCTTTGTAACCAAGAGGCTTGGTGCTGCCGGGTTTATTCAAACCAAGCACCGAATTGGCAAGATTTCTTTGCTCTTCAGTTGCGTCCTTTGAAAGCAAAGTTTGAACAGCCCAACGCTTTTCTTGGAATGCTTCTGTCTTTGGCGTCTCCGAAGGCTTCTCTAGCCCAAGCAAGATCCGAGCATCTTTTAAATCCTCTTCTGATACGCTATTTGGATCTTTTTTGTGCTGCTGAATTATGTCATATGCATTCTTTTTAACATCAAACTTATCTGGTGATGTTTTTTGTTTGTAGCGATTTTCAAACGACTCAATATACTTACCCAACTTTGCCTTATTGGGGTCGTTGTCAGGCATCCCTCTATATTCATCAAGCAACGCAAGATATTCGCTTCTAGAACCCTTGGGCTGAGGAATGCGAGCCATCTTCGTCAGATAATCGACATTCTCTTTAGCAGATTGCGCAGGAAGTTGTGCTTGCTGTAGCTGATACTTCAGCTTGGTCTCTTCATATGCTTGGCGATACTTTTCGCGTCTCGCGGCTTCCTCCGCAAGCGCCTCGTTTGCATAACCTAGGGACTCACCAAATGCACCAGTTCTGGTTGGCTTACCAAAGGCAGCAGCCAGCCTGAAGTACATTTCCGGGCTGTTCTCTGGGTTGGCGCGAGCAAGCAGAACATCCTGAGCCTGCTTCAGAATTTGTGCAGTCTGGGTGTTCTCTTCTTGGCGCTTTTTCTTGTAATCAAGAAACGCCGCAGACGCTAAGTCAACGTACTGGTTCTTCCCTACGTTGCTATATTGAACCGGCGGCTGACTGCTCTCTTCTTCAGTGTCAGTATCAACGTCAACCTGCGTGTCAATTTCTTGCTCGTCCATAATTTAATCCTTTACTTCTTACCCATATTGGTTAGACCAAGAACGGTTGCTGCGCCCTGTGCAATCTGCGACAGCGGAGACGGCTGATAGACCTCAGCAGGGCCATATCTTTCTTGATATTGCCTTGTCGGAAGCTGGATGCCTCGAATGACGTTGTTCAAGAATCCAATCTGCTCACGGTCATAATCACGCTGCTGCAAGAAGTCTTGATACGCAAGGTCAAGATTCTTTTGAGCCTGTTGCTGTTGGGTAGTGCCAACAGATTCAAGAGCCGCCGCACCACTAAGACCAAGAGACTGCTCAAGAGCGCCGACGCGACCCAACTGCTCGCCAGCTTGTAGGCGTCTCGTAAGATCCGCTTGCGTCAAGGCACCAGAGATTTGACCCAATTGAGCAAGGCGAGCTTGATCTGCCTGCATTAACTGTGCAGCCTGCCCATAGCCCTGTTGGAGCGCCTGAGTCTGCTGCGCCATTGTGGACTCACCAAGATCGCGAACGGCACGACCAACAGCCTCACCGCTACGGCTTCCGCCAAAAGTTCCGCCAGCAATGAACTGGTTTTGGATTGCCGGAAGAATGTTTTCCTTCAACTGACGTTGAGACAGCGCACCAATTCGATCAACAACCTGATTAGTGTAGGGGTTCATGTAGCTTGAAATCCCCTGCGGAACTCTAATCGCAGACTGCTCAAAATAAGGCGATGCCTGTGCTAAAGAGCTTTCAGTGCCAGCAGATTGGGTGAACGCTCGCGCCTGATTTAGGTCTGGCTTGTAGGCTCCGACCACATTCTCCGTCATATCAAACGCTCGCCGCTGATTCGGCGTAAAGCTAGAGATCCTAGCCCCACCAACATAAGGTTGATAGCCCTCAGCAGCAATGGCATTTGCCTTGCCAATCAGACCCTTTGTGTAGCTCTGATACCAGTCAGGCAAGTCATTGACTGTTTTTGTGCCAGTTGTGACGTTCTCTGGGACTTGCCCTTCAAACAGAAAGTCTGCAATACCCATGATTTACCTCTTTTTGCTTAGGTAGGCCAACGGTGATTTAGCGTCTGGAGAAAACTTACCCTTGGACAATGCGCCACCCTTTTGCTTACGAACAGCCTGACGCATCTCTTCAAGGCGTCGTGCGCCAGCTTCGGATGATCCGTTGCCAAGCAAAGAAACCGTCTCAGCATCCATTACAAATTCACCCGGAGACAACAAAGCCTCGATGTGATCAGAGCGACCATCACCGCGAGATCCGCCTTCTGCGTAGCCACCGCCCTCATAGCGACGAACGCTATTTGGTACGTTGCCATACTTGTAGAAGGCAAACGCAGGATTCATCTTGGAAGGTGCCTGTGGCATAACTGCACCACCCTCTTGGTAACGCTCTTCCTCTGGCGTGTAAGGATCATAAATTGAATTAGAGAAGAATCTTCCTTCGCCTCCTTTGTCTTCACCATAGCGAGAAAGTTCTTCTTCAGTGTATGGCGTGTACACCTGTCTTTTCAGGGTGTATTGAGGCATAGGTTCGTAATACGTCTTCTCCGCTTCTGCCATTTGCTCTTGCATACGCTTTTGTTCTTCGGTGAGACGCTCTTCTTCCTCATCCTTTTTGTCCATCAACGACTTAACAGCGGCTCCCGTTCCAACAACACCAAGAGCAGTTGTGTTTGGGTATGTCTTGGCAAAATCTATAGCCTCATCAAGATACTCGCCACCTGTGTCGGAAACTGCTTTAGCAATCTTATCCCACTCACCTTTAGACGCAGTTAAATAATCCCAACCTTTTTCTGGTTGTTGTGTAATTTGGTTATATACCTCAAGCGGAGATTTGGGCGTAACTCTAGTAGCATCATCTAAAAATGAAGCTGTCTCATCTACATAATTACCAAGAACATTTGTTCCTTTGGTCAACATAGGGGAATCCAGAACACCTTTATTTACGGTGCCAGCGCCTTCGACAATATCTCCGGCTGCTTGTTTTGCAATATTGCCACCAGCATAACTATTAGCGCCACCAGTATAGGTTTCTGATGGCATTGTGTTGCCACCGGCAGTAGAGGAATTCATAAAATTTCTTTGCCCCGGACTCATAAGCGTGTCGTCCCAAGCCCGAGCGACATCGTCCCCAAGTCCTGCGCCAGCAACTTCATCGCTAAGTCCCGCGCCAACAACATCATCCCCCAAGCCTGCGGTAACAATTTCATCGCCGCTTGAAGCAATTGTGGCTCCAATGTCATCGCCACTAGATGCAAGTGCAGAGGCGGCTTCGTCACCACTTGATGCAACAGTGCTTTTTGCGGCAGCAGTTGCTGCGTCATCAGAGACGGCAGCCACATCATCCCCAAATCCTCCGGCAATTTTTCCACCAACCCAAGAGGCAGCGCCAGCCATCACGCCACCCTTGACTGCCTCATCAAATTCTTCGCCCTGAACTAACCCGGCGGCAGTGTTAGCAACGCCAGCGGCAAGTGCGCCAGCCTTGAGGCCAAGAAATGGTATACCGTATGAAAAGGCTGCTGCGGTTGCGATTGCAGTTAATGGGTCATCAAGAACCGACTCAACCACATCTCCAGCAAAATCAACAACCCCCTCAATAGCTTCAACGACTACGCTCATGATTACACCTCGCCTTGTGTTCTAGGTGCCAACGCGCCAAGCGCACCCATTTGTTGACCACCACCCATCGGGGGCATACCGCCGCCCAGAGGAGCCTGACCCATCGGCGGACGCCCCATCGGGGGCTGTGCCTGCTGCCCCATCATCGGCTGACCTAAGTCACCACCGATGTTCGGCGTCTCCATACCTTCCATTGCATCCTGTGGGCGACCAAGCTGGAGCGTGACCAAATACTGACCATCAGGCTCTTTTCTTACTTCGTATCCCATGTCGGGGTTAGGTGGGTCTCTGCTGATTACACGAAAAATGTTCAGCAGCGATTGATCTTTGAATTTAGTGATCAGTTGATAAAAGCCAGCGCGGTACGCATCCATTACAAACTGATAGCTTGCTTGTAGGAAGTTCTCGGCGGTGTCTGAATTCAGTGCGCGGAAAGAACCGATACCGGGTTTCTTAACGTCTGCATGAATGACAAAAATGGTATTGCCGTATCGATAGAACTTGGAGTTTGGCATTTGTATTTCTTTTACAAATGCTGCGTACACAATTTCTAATGGGTATTGCGATTGGCTCTGTTCGGCTGCTGTCTGCAAAATCTCATTGACAGTGAGCATCTGCTGTTTGCTGTCAACTATCATAGCTATATCCTCATGTTAAAAATTGCAGCCGAGTAAACATTACCCATTCCTGCTGCTAAACTTAGACAATAGCCGTCTGGTGCATCAACAGGCTCAGATAGAAATACCTTGTCGCTCTCTGTTCTGTTCTCTATCGCCGGTACTTGACCAGCGCACATATCTTCCCAAAGAAGGATTGTTTCAAGAAGGCCACTTGCGCCCATCGTATGACCGATCTTTTGCTTGTATGACGTAGCAACGAAATCAGTAAACGACGAAAGAATCGCAGCCTTCTCAGCTTGGTTATTCGATTTCGTGCCAGTGCCATGCGTCTTGATGATTGAGATTTCATCATTCATCACCCCCGAGTGAAACAGTGCGCCGTTGATTGCATTAACGTAACCCTGCCCATCTTCTCGTTGACCAATGGCATTTGCCACTTCCTCGCTTGCAGACCAAGCACCTTTCAATTCAAACTTGGGATCCTTGGTCACCGCATTCTCAGCCTCGAAGACTGCCAACACAGCGCCCTGACCCACATAAAAGCCTTCATTACGATCATCAAATGCACTAGGCTTGATGTCTTGGCTCTCCTCTTTTGCCTGCGTCAAACAGGCTCCAGACTCGCCAAAGAAATCCAGCACCGAGTGGCTGACTGCGTCCTCAACACCGAGAACCACCACCCGAGAAAACCCATAAAACTTGATGATCGTAACGACATCCATCAGCACCTTCAGCGACGACACGCAGGCCGTTGCGTCAGTGGTGATGAGGTCGTTAGCACCACAAGCCTGCGCCACCCTGCCTGCATACACCTGCGTCAGACTCAACGGCAAAAACTTGTACTGATACGTCAACCTCGACTGCTTAGTCACCCTTGGGTTGATCCCGGCAAAGTGTGCGTTGCCAGAAGCCAAGATGAAAGCCGTCTTCCCTACCTTACTGCTCTTCAGGGACTCAAAAAGCTCCCTGTCTAATACTTTGTCCGCTAATTTGTGCGGAGCGTAAATCAAACCTGTGTGAGCGTTTTTGTATGTTTCTGGAAACCAATGAACCTTTTGCGGATAAAGAACATCATCAAAAAGTTCAACCTCTCTTGTGCTTGCGATCCGGTAATCCGTCAGGTAGATCTTCATTTGATTGCTTCCAACGCAGCAGCCAATGATTCCGGCATACGCCGCTTGTGCTGCATGAGCCAATCAAAAAGCTCCTGAACAGTTGTTGCACTTAGAGTCTTGCCGGTCTCCTCGTCAATATCAAACACATCACATAAATACACGCTTGTCAGCAGCATATCCAAGCTATCTAACCCCGAGTCAGCCAACTTGTCCGACATTGAGGTAACATCTTTGTATTCAGCATTAAAAGGCTTTGCTATCTTCGCTACTGCATTCAGCAGCGTCATAAAGTCTTGCTCAGTCATGCCATCACCTGTGCGAAGCGACTAGCCCAATCACGCCAGTCTGAGAAGTAAAGTGGGTTTGGAGGATTCTTCTGACTGATCCCCGAGATGACGCAAAAAGCGACAGCCCAATTCTGCCACTCGTTCTCGTCAACCAGCCGGGGGATGGGGCCATATTCATCTAGGTCGAGTACGATCTGATCTGCCCAATCCCTTAAACTGATTATAACTGGCAAAGTTATCAATTTGTCGCCCCCAAGACGGTGCCATCAGCACTTTCTATGTGGGCAATGACCTGACCCATCTGGTAGTTGCCGTTGAGAATGTTGGACTCAAACCGGAACCGCATTTCCCGTCGGATCTCCTTAAAGAAGACGACCTGCTCATAAGGCGTGGATGGGTTCGGGACGATAGTCCGAGGCTCGCTGGCAATCTCTTTCGCCCGAGCATTTGCCCGACCGACGATCTGCACCGTCATATTCCCGGTTTGCACAAAGTCAGGCTCAATCAACTCGCACCGCAGCGACCTGTTCGCACCCTCTAGCGCCACCGCACTAATGTCAGCCGTCTCAAAGTAACTCTGGATGGCGTTGGCGTTATTGATGTCAATTTCGTCAACACCGACCTCATGCTGCCAGAATTTGTAGTTGTCGTTTGTGTAAGTAATGCGGATGTCCCCGGCCTCGGTAACCCGAGTGTCCCCCGCCTGAGTCTGGCGAATGGTGGGCGGTGCCTTGTCCTGATTGATGGTGACGCCGGTGAGCAGTGGCGTGGCAAACTGCGCCGCAAATTCGCCCGCAGAGCGCCCGCCGTTGGGAAGCTCAGTGTCGTACCAAGTCTGCTCCCGGACGTTGTAAATGACCGCATGAGTGCATTCTGTGGCATTGCCTCTTGGGTAGCACCACCAGATCTCGCCGAACCTCGGCACCTTGAAGGCAAACACCCGCTGCGAGTAGGCGCGGTTCAGCCCATCAAAGAAATAGTTGATATTCATTGTGTTTTCGACATCTCGAACAACACCGTTGAACATCAGGAAGCGATCAACCCCGCACCAGAAGTACACCCCGTCGTACTCAATAACGGAGGCTGGAGACATGATCGAGCTTTGCGAGCTAATCGTGTCGAACTGGAAGGTCTGCGAGCCACCAACAAAGGATGCCCGGACAACCGCATCAGCAGACCAATACAGCCCCGCTGGAGCGTTTCCGGGGCCACCTCGAAGCGGTAACCCTCGGACAATCTTTTGGGCGGCTACACGGGCGTTCCCGGAGCCGTCGCCAAACAAATCAGACGGGTTACCGGGAACAGACCAGCCAATCGAGCCATCCGTCCCGAACACGGTCAAGTACGGGTGCAGAACGCAAACCCCGCCCGTTACCGACACCCCGGCAGGAATGGCAACCTCGGTCAAGCGATCCGGCGCTCTCATGTCGCCATAGAAGACCTGACCGCCAAGTGAGTTGTACAGCGTGTTCGCGTTCGGGGCGACCTGCGCAATAATCTTGTTCGATGGCACTAGACTGATTGAGTCATACAGCACATCGAACTGCCACATATTGTTTGGGCTGAACTGCATCGTGACCGGCGTCCGGTCAACCACCGCACTGGCATTGCCGTTCTGATCCAGAGAAAATCGCTCCAGAAACTCCGAGCTACCAGAGTGAACAAAGGTAGAGCCGTTCTCTGTGAACGTCTTCATCCCACGGCTAATTTCTGTCAGGAAATTACTGACAGTCTTGTAGCCAAAAATCTTCCTCGGCAAGCCTCGCTGAAAGCGAACCCACTGCCCATCGACATAGTAGTCGCCCTCGAACTTAGTGCCGTCCCGCTTAATGCCGGGTTTCGAGGCAATAGGAACGGTTTTGATTGGCATCAGAATGTCCCGCCATCAATAGGGTCAAGTCCAAGATTGATAAGTGCTTGCGGTGCATTTGTAGCGCCAGTTCCACCCAAAGCAATTGGAATAGGAATACTGATACCACCACTCTCGGCGGGAACCACTTGGTTACCGTTACAGTACAAAATGGCTGATGCAGTCTGCGTTATCGTAACGCCGGAGGTCGTGGCAGTTTTCACCGCCAATGGGAAAGCGCCCGTCGTGTTGTTTGTCACCCAATACTGCTGAATGGTGTTCGGCACAATGATGTTTCTAGGCCCAGTCAACACCCCAGTAAATTCATACGCAACACGGTTTAGTTCAGCACCAGTCAGGATGTAGTCACCAATGCCCGACACATCAATCACTGTGTAGTCAAACGCAAAAACAGCCGACTGACCTAATCCAAGCGTGTAATAAGTAGAGCCATCACTGACGACGATACAAGAATCCAACGGCTGCAAGGTGACTGCTGAATACCCATCAACCAAGCTGGTCGCGGCAATAGACAATACACCCGATCCGGCATTCTTAAACTGCACAAACCAGTTGTTAATCGCCGCAGATGGGGAAGCAAGAGGCAACGTAAACGTACCTGTACCACCAGTCCATATAAAGGTATTTGCCCTGTCTGGAACAGTCACAGTGTGGCTTGTTGAATAGGACAGCGTCGGCATCGACTGCGACAGCAAAGACCCGAGAGCAATAATGCCTGTGCCAGCAAGGGAAGCGGCATTGACCGCTGACACCGCAGCGCCGTATTGGAATGCCCGCCATGTGCCAGCAGCCGTGGTGTTATTGGTCAGATAGATCTGCCAAGTCTGCCCCGCAGTTGCATTCAACACCTGAACGCCAGCGTTGTCCTGTACGATGAATGAGTTTGCGCCTGTATTGTTGAACAGGATCGTCTGACCGTTCGACACCTCATTTGCAGGAGGGAGCCTTAAGACGTAGCCATTCGAGTTGCTCGAAACATCCATGATGGTTGCAACAACTCTGGTGCCAGCAGAAGTTTCGACAGGCCAAGAAAACTCTGTAATAGCGACAGATAGCGTTACCGAGGCGTAAGAAACACTAGATGGCGCAATATTGTCGCCACCAAAAATTTGGGTAAAGACGGTCATAGTTATGCCTCTGTTCTCTGTGTTGACCTATCCACAATCTTCTTCATGTCTTCAGTATTCAGAGAAGAGATGGACATATCGTAAAAGCTCTGCCAAATAGGAATGCGCTCATCGTTCTTCAGAAACGGAGTCGCTTCCAGAAGCGTTCCGTAGAGCAGGGCATTTGGTGCGTAATCCGTCAGCCAGTTCTGCTGCTGCGCGGTATCAAGCAGCGGTGGCAACTCGTAGTAAACAATCTCTACCGGGTAGTTCTCATCTGGGGTAGCAGCAAACAGCCAGTGACGGTAATCGTAGTCTGCGTAAAACTCTGGCTCACCAACCTCAACCTGATCAGGCCAGTACGTCCGGCAATACTCGTAGCTCCGGGTAAATAGCGTCTTACGGTAGTCGTTTGTCAGCCCTGTGCCGATATTGATCGACACCGTCTCACGCCAGCGGTCAGGCTTTGCCATCACACAAACCCCGGCCTGCATGGTCGTGGTCACCACGTTCTGGAAGCCCTGAATCTTGATGTCGCGAGCAATCCGACGCTCCGCCAGATTGATCAGCTTGGGGATCTGCTCATAAACAATCGGGTCGGTTGCCAGCGAAGCGCCGCGCTCCAGATAGTTTCTGACATCGTCCCGCAAGCCGTTAAATGTCATTGCCTGTGGCATAGCTATTCCTTATTAAGCCAGCATGGTCTCGGCGTGGGTTTTAGTCTCCGCCACTCGGCGTAACCACCCCTTACCAAACGTACCAAACGTAGGCAGACTGCGATAAAACGCCTCTTTTTCTGCACTGAATTTTGCCACCAATTCGGTCTGATTTGCCTCTTTTAATGCCTGCATGGTCTTAGGGCCAATCGCGCCGTCCGGATTGGCTCCAACGGCTTTTTGCATGATTCTGATCGCCCGACCGGGGCCAGCGTTGACGGCGAAGTCAAACATCAGGTAATCCAGCCCATCTGGCATTTCGTCGCCCCTGACTGCGTCCCAATACTTTTTGCGGTACATGGGAGCCACAACCTCTGGGGTCAAAGCTCGCATAGCTTTTTCGTCCACCGCCTTGCCTACCCACTCCTCCCAGACCTTCTTGGTCACGCCGAGATTGGTCATGCCACCGGGGTCTTTGGGGTGGTTTACGAAACCGCCCTCATGCTTCAGGATGGCTTTAAGGGCTTCGTCAAAGTTCTCTTTCATTTCTTGGCCTTCATATCAATGATCTTTTCAAGGGTGCGACCACCAAAGTAGAAGGACATTACAAGCATCCCCCACTGCCCCAAAAGCTCCACAAACGAGTCGGCAATATCAACCAACGCCGCATCAAGAATCGCCAAGACTAGGTACGCCACCAGAATGTAGATCAGGGTCAGCGGGCGAATATTCTTAGACAGCCAGCTATCGCTTGCCATATCCGCCTTCAAGCGGTCAGTCAGATTGTTCTGCTCCGTCTTGTACAGGTCAGTGTCATTCGCCATCTTCGCGAGTTCACCATCCTGAGCCATCTTTGCAAGCTCTAGTTGAGCTTTAGCCTTGGCTTCTGGGTCAGGAATTAGTTTGTCAATCAGTTTGCCGCCAATGCCTAGCAGCGCGTCCAGTCCTAGCATATCAACCCCCCTGTTGAAACATCCACCATATAGCCCAACAAAACAGCAAAATAATGCAAACAATTACAATGCTTGCACCCACAGTTTCAATGTTGTCTTTCATCCGCTGTCGTTCACGACGCTTTTGCATTTCAAGCCGCTTCTCATGAAGCCGCTTCTCTGTCTCCGCCTGTCTAGAGGCTTCAGCCTTTGCCTCGCGTTCAGCCCGCAGCTTACCCATGCGCTGCCAAAACTCGTCCCACATTCCAGCTTCTTGGAAGTGGTAGGTGAAGATGTGCTTAATGTCGTCGTAATACTGCTTAATCTGACGATCAATAATCATCAACTCCATCACATACTCAGCATCAGAAATGTACTCTGGTACTGGCTCCCCCTTGGCAACAGCGGCCTCTTGCGCCACTTTTGCCTCTTCAAGCTGACTACGTTTTGTTTCATACTTACCTGCCGCCGAGAAAAACTTGGTAACCCCAGACATAGAGTCAGCAAGCGTCTTCCCAGATTCAACTGCGCCATTGATCTCGTCAAAAGCCTCTTTAGCAAGGGCAGCAGCTTCTCTAACGCCGGTAACAACCGCCTTGACTCCAGCGACTGCCAAACCAATTGTTACCGGGTCAATCATTTGTCAGCTTTGTTGTCCAGTTTATTAAATATTTGCTTTAACATATCTTTTACTTCGTCTATGTCACGACGATAGTCTTCTTTTTGAACGTATAGCAAAGGCAAGTCAGCCATCTTGTCCTCAAGACGAACAACTGACTTTGTGATGCTGTTCAGAATCCAGCCACCAAAGAAACCGGCAACAGTAAACCCGACATTGATTAAAAATTGCGGTTCCATCAAACGCTTTCAGGCCAAGTTAGTTGCAATGCTGCCAATTCATCAACCGTAGCGCAAGCAGCTACCGCAGCCTCATTTGCATTTGAGGCAGTGCGGATAGCCGACCTTGCAGCCAATGTCTCAGCATCTATCGATGTGCCGGTCTCAGTAGCGCGAATAATTTTCCAATCCGTTGGAGAAAGCATTGAGCCAGCGGTCTGCTTGATCTGCGCGATTAGATTAGCTTTGCACTGGTCTAGGTCTTTGGGGTTGTCTGGCCCCCAGTAATAACGGTCATCATAGGCAACGGGATCGGCGACCTCGGTGATGCCGATGGCCTCTTTCTCTGCCAGCGTTGTCATACGCAGCCAGTTTGCTGGATACTGAATATCGTTGTGCGTGAATGGCACATCGAGAGCCAGCGGTGATCCATTGAGTAGAAACATGATTACCTCGCAAGAGAATACTTGAATGGGTTTTCGGCAAAGGCGGCGAAAATGTAGGTAGCGCCATTTGTGTTGTTGCCAGAATTCCTGATCTTGAAGCCATTCGCCGTGGCGTCGCAAAATCCTTGTGTTGTGTCTGCGTTGCTTAAGTCCGGGCGCAAAAGATCGGTCATCTCGTTATATGTGCTTCTCGCAGTGTCGTACAGCCACCAAGAACCTGTTGCCCCGCTGGCAGCTTTGGTGAGAATCCACCTCGGCCTAAAGCCAAGAAACACAAAAGGCCCATCCGCGCTGCCGTTGCCGGTGTACGATCCGAACGCACTAAAACCTGACACAGCGGCGAATAGGTAGGCGACGTAGGTTGTTCCATTTGCTGATAGTCCAGAAGCCAATGTAAACTGCGTTGATGTTGGCGCTGTGTTGTTCCAATATGCTGACGTTGTATTTGTTGCTCCTGTTGATTCAAGTTGTACTGCGCCTGTCGCTCCAATTGAAACGTGATACACAGGCCAGCCACCAGTAGCAGATCGAGACTTTGTGATAATCATGGATGGCACAACACCAAGATTGTGAGAAACATTAAGTGTCGCACCCGTACCCGTATACGTCACAATATCGAAGCCCTGCGTCGCACCTTCTTTCCATGCCCAACCTACATACGTATCACCTGACTTATTCCAGTTATCCCAAGTCGATGATCCATTCGTCGTGGTAAATCCATCTGCATCAAATGATGACAAATATCCATACAAAGTATCGTTGAAACCACCTTCAGCGCCCGTACTGTTAGAAGCTAAAGTTTTGCTAGTACCAGCACCGCGAACCGAATCGAACAAGTGATGGTCTTGAGCAGACGCTCTGTCTTTCTCCCAAACAAGATCAGGCTGAAATCCAAGACCTGTCAACGAACGAGTAGCACCAGCAGAACCACCTGTTCCTGACCAAGTAAGCACGTTCATATACTGATTGCCCTTCAGGATAGTCGGTGTCGGCAGGTTCAGCGTGTTCAGTGCTTTGAAGCCGGTCGGTGGTGTGTAGGCGAAGGGGCGCTGACCGAATGTCAGGTCAAACGTAGATGCGCTGGCACTGCTGCCGCTTTCTACATAGCCAGCAGCCCATGTCTTGCCGCTGCCAAACGTTTTCCCGTTTGTTCCGCTTAAAGGATTACCGCTGTTCTGCCAAGTTCCGTTCTTGCTAAACCAGATCAGATTGTTGTCAAAGTCAACGGCAATGCCAATAACATCTCCAGTCGTGTATGTATTTCCAAAAGATACGCCTGTTGTTTCGTTGTAATAATTTCCGTCATAGCCATAAAGAACCGGCCCTGCACTTCCTTGAAGTGACCCGCCATTGAAGTTGACTGCGGTATTAAACATCCCGACAAACGGCTGTGATCCAGCGGTTGTAACGGTTGCCTCCCAATACCATTTCCCAGTATTGATAACGAATGTGCTGTGAATTGAGTAATTAAATGGGGGGCCGCCTGTGCCGCCTCCGACAAAACGCAGATTACCGTTCGACTTTGTACTGCCGCTGCCCATGTACAGCAACGGATTCAGCGTTGCATAATTCCCCCGCCCATTGCCGCCATCAGCCCACAGCGTCGGCACATCCAGCATGGAGTCATACGTCGCACCAGCAGTCACGCTGATGTTGTTCGGTGTCCAGTTGTTGCCGTTGCCTGAGTAGTCCTTGCCAATAGCCGCAGCAGTCGCAGCAGAGTTATCGCTGAAGTTTAGGTAGAAACCGTTTGTGCCGTAAGTGCCTGCGTACTTCTTTGGTTGCCAGACTCCGGTGACAGGATTGGTTTCGCCGAAGTAAGACGGATCAAGTGCCTGACCGTCAATTAAATTTATTTCGGTAAGATAACCATCAAGATAATCGTTTGAGTTTCTTGTGTTGCGACCAATGTTATGGGCAACATTATTGTTGACCGCTGTATCTGTATTTTGTGGAGGCGGTGTATTTGTAGCCCATGCAGTTATTTCCACCCCATTGACATAAACTCTAACCCTATTCGCAGCAGTTGCTTGTGTCGTATCTACCTTGTAGACAATGTGATACCACGCACTTGGATCACGATAAACCGGTGTAGACACCATCAAAAATGATGCAGAGAAACCTTGAATCCTAAGTTGGTTAGATTGAAAACTTAATTGGCATAAGCCGCTATCTGAATCGGCAGAATATGCGTACATCAGATTCAATGTCGTGGACAGCGACCCTAGCTTAACCCACCCACTCCATGTCCAAGTCTTGCGGTTGCCAGCACTCGCAGGAGTCCGATTGAAATACGCACTCGCGCTCGACCGCAGCCGCACAGAACGGCTGATCTGGTAACCAGCCGAATTGAGCAACAATGAACTTCCCATCATTACGTTCATTACTTAACATCCGGTAAGAAGTTGGTAATAATCTTCGTCGAGCTTGAAACATAAAAAGCAATAACATCAACCGCTGAGGCAGTTGCAGTCAAGCTCGGAACCGTACCGTTTGAAAAGTCCCAATACGATCCAAAAGCCATTGTCCTTGGCGTAGCGCCTTGCGTAATCACGATCACACCATACTGACCCGGCGTCATGTTGGTCGGATTAGCTAGCGTCGTGTTCTCCGTCGTTGTGTGCGTAAAGTTGTTGGCTAGGTTCAGATTGACCGCAATCGAGCCAGCAGAGCTTGTCAGAGCAACCAGTGCGCCATTCGAGGCCATTTGTATCGTAACTCGCCCTGTGGAGTCGATACGCATATCCTCTGTGCCAGCAGTAGCAAAGGCAATCGTATCCGCAGCGGGATAGAAGATGCCCGTGTTGCTGTCTGTGCCTTCATAGGATGGATTAGACGCAGTGCCGTCTACTCCGCTAACTCCGTTTGTGCCGTCTAATACGAGTGGCATAGTTATGCTCCTTCTAGCGCGGCTACTTTCGCCTGCAATGTTTCAATCATTTGCTGTTGCTCTTGAATGGCTGCGGTAAGAGTTGCGACCAAGAATGATGTGTCGATACCCTGTGGCTTAATGCTGCCGTCTTCGTTGACTGCATCTTTCTCACCACTTACTGCGTCTGGTACAACTTCCGCCAGTTCGTGAGCAATAAAACCTTGACCGCTTGACCCGTCAATTTTCCAAGTATAGGCGCAAGGCTTAAGCGCGGCGACCTTTGATAATGCGCCGGTCATCGGTTGCACGTTTTCTTTTAGACGGTAGTCGGATGACGTAACGTAAGCCGTAGAAGAAAGGGTAGTAGTGATATTACCGACAGTGGTTGAAGAAGGACGTCTAAAACCAATAGCAGTATGTGTTCCGGCTGCGGTATTGGTATTAACAATGATTAAACCTTCTTGCGAAGCGCCGTCACTTGTAATGTTTACTTTCTCAAGACTGGCTCGGGTGGTAGCGTTAATCAGCAAATTACCGCCGGAGTCGATAACCATTCTCCATGCCGCTGCTGTTTCGTCATAAACAACCAATGCGCCATTTGTAAAACCACCTACAGTGCCAAGAACGCCAACACGAAACTGCCGCTGATCGTTTTTATAAAGTGTTGCAGCGTTATATCCATTCGCTTGCGTATCTTCAATTCTTAAATAAGTATTTCCTGATCCCCTAACATCCAGCTTATGCGCTGGAGAACTCGTACCAATCCCCACATTCCCCGACGTATCAACCCGCATACGCTCGGAGCCGCCGGTGTAGAATGTCATTGGCAGGTAAGAGCCTGTGCCACTAATAGTCGAATTCAATCGTGCTTCGGTTCCAGCATTTGCTGTGCCAACAAAAAATCCTGCGGCATTGCTTGGATCAGAGTTATTAAAGAATCCAAAATTAGCTACTGTTCCGGAACCGTTTGGAATTACTATCGTTTGTGTTCCTCCATTCACCGTACTCGTCTGAAACGCAACACGGTTAGCCACCGTCGCATTGCTGAAGTCGCCGGTAATCCTAGCCCCTGACGTTGGGATGTTTATATTACCTGTTGTATCTAGCCCAATAACGTCTGTACCGCCTACCTGAATGGCTGCGGAGCCGTCTACGTTTGCTTTTATTCCGGCTGTCATTGTGATACTCCTTCATTTGCTGGCAATGGTTCGTTGCCTTCTTTACCAGTGCCATTGCACTTGCTGCATTTGCCAACAGACCTTGGCTCCCAGATTGGCACAACACCACGCCCATCGCAAACACCGCAGATTGGTCTGTATTTAGGAATCGGCGGGTTTGCTATTTGACTAAACGAAATCATGACTGCACCTCATCTGCGGGGGCTGGTTCGTTGCCTTCTTCAAGCCAACGCAAATAGGCTTGGTAGTCTGTGTTAGCGGGGTCGAATGGGATAAATGCGGTATCAGTAAGACGCTGAACAATATTTGAGTTTTTAGTCAATTTATACATTTTTTACCTTACAGTTCTATTGATGCAACCCATTGAGTACCAAAAGCCGAACTTACTGAAGCACCGCCCATAGAAATTGTGAACGCACTATCTCCAATCGAATCAAAAGTAACTGCTCTCTCAGCTCCGACGTTATAGTCTCTTCCGTTTCCTGCTGTACCTGTTCCCGGAGAATATGCCGTCATGAGTGGGGCGGCTCTTTTTGTGACTTTAAATGTCATAGATGTGCCTGCAATACCATTAGCCCTTATAGACGTAAACATACCTAAACTACTTACAGTTCCCGGCGTTGTCCCTTGGTCGTAAGATTTCTCATAATACCGCTGACACCTCACCAACTCCGTACCATAATCGCGGAAATCAAAGCTCGTCGCTGTGCTGCCTTTTTCGAGTTGTACGCCGGTGATGTACCAAGTGGCGGCATTTGTACCTACTACGGATACTGTGCCTGATGGAGCAAATGCTGTAGTTCCAGAAGCCCAAGCGCCATTTGTGGCAGCGCCATAAGTAGAACCTGTACCCAAATTAAAATTTACATAAAGGCCATTACCGTTAGTAGCGCCAATCCAAGTCCCTGAAGTATCCCCAACAATCGTGATTGTTTTTTGTTCCCAAGTATTTGCAGCGGATATAGTGTATGTAAATCCATAACTTCTATTTTCTGCGTTATTCTGTAAAGCACCGCCAAATGTTCCTGTAAGACTAGACCTAACCCAAAAAGATAAGGTCAATGTCGCTGCGTTTGCAGTTCCGTATGCAAAATCGGCAAAGTTAAAACCTTCAATAAGTTGTTGAATAACAAAATAATCCGCTGCCAAGACTGAGTATGCAGACGAAGAAGTAACGCCAAGATAATTAGAAAATCCAGCAGGCGGTGTTACAGACCCGGCATTTTGCTGAACCGTAAATTTAGATGCTTGGCTTCTTCTGCATTTCCATCGATCAAGCGAATACGCAAAATCCGCTGGGTTCAAACTCGCCCCCGCATTCCGCTGGTCGATGACCATAGCCCCGTTGATGATGCGGTTACGAAAGCCAAAGCCCATACCCAACCCCGCACCGCCAATACTCGGTGCAGCAGTCATCAGGATCGTGTCTGTGTTCGCATTTCCTAACGTGGTATTGCCATCAACCGTCAGATTGCCTGCGAACGCCACGCTCTGGTCTGTGCCAAGCGTCATCGCAGCCGTACCTGCACCAGACCCCGTGTTGAACTGTAGGATGCCAGTAGCGTCTGGCGTTACTTGTGCGCCGGATGCGACGTTGCCCGCTTTAATTACTGTTGCCATGTTTTATCCCTTTACACAACCGTCCAACGCGAACCGTCAGATACTGTTACCGTGACACCATTAGCAATCGTAATGACACCCGGAGACATCGCGTTATCACCAGTGGCTACCGTGTAACTCGCCGTAATCGTTGCGCTACTCGCAAAAATACCATTCGAAGCCCTAGGAATAGATGCGCTAAATTCACCCGTAGAAGGTTTGTAGAGCAACTTCGCGTTCGAAGTAAATAGGCTCTCAGCCGTACCACTTGTAGCCCCAGCAAAGACCGGAAACAGATTACTTGCTGTGCTGGTGTCGTTAGAGAGCGTTGATCCACCAATCGATTTCCAAGCCGGAGAGGATCCGCTATACCCCTCGAACTGACTCGTTGAGGTGTTATAACGAATCATCCCGGTCGCCGGACTCCCCGGCTGCTCCCCAGACGTACCCTTACTAATTAGCAAGGCACCCGTGGATGTAAACGACGAATCAGCAGTAGCCGTCAACGCACCCGTGATGCTGGTGTTGCCAGAAACCGTGAGCTTTTCTGTAATGGAGGTCGTGCCGATGCCAACATTGCCAGTCGCATCAATTGCAAATGGCGTAGTGTCTGGGTTTGCGCTGTCCTCAACCAACAATGCATAGCCAGCCCCTCTCTGGGTAATTCTTACCGCAGGGGAGGCGCTACTCACATCAATAACGACTGGATCACTGTAGCTAGTGCCAGAGGCCAGCAGAACGACGGAGCCAGCATTGTTCAACGTATAGAGCTTGCGATCCGTTGTGTTGACCGCCAATTCCCCCTCAACCAAGCTACCGGGGGATGGAACAACGCCAGCACCATCGTTGTTCTTGGTGATGATAGTTACTACTGCCATTTAAGCCTCCAAAGGCGCATCTGGGCGCGTGAACGGGAGCGTGATGTTTTCCGTCTGTCTCGCTGGCAATCGATACGGATCAAGGTCGTCGAGGTCGTACCGACACACCCGCAAGCCGGGGCTATTCGGATCCGAGTACAACTCGTCCAAAGACATCTTGATGCGGCAGCGGTCGCATACGCCTATGCCGTAAGTAGATTTTCCCGTAGGATCAAGCCAGATGCTCATCGTGTGTAAATAGAAATGTTGGGTGTAAAGTAAATTGGCGAGTTGTCGCGCTCTTCCATCTCCGCCTCGCTCAATGCCCGTAAAGCCTTCTGATCCAGCACCTGCACATATCCCGGCTCAACCTGCGACATCTCTTCTGCCAGCCTTGCTGCCAGCAGATACACAATCGCCTCGTACCACCGCTGCGGCACCTCAATTTCCTCGGTCAACGTGCCAACGTCCATGATGTACCGCTTGACGTAGGTCACCACCTGACCAAGCGCCTGCGACTCATTTGGCACAGGCCAGATGTACATCACAGGCTCATTCAAAGTACGGTCAAGCCAGAACTGAAGCGGCTTACCAGTGAATGTCTTGTTGGGCAGGTTGGAGTAGCTGTCACGGTTTAAACGCGCCATGACGATCTCATTCGGGGTATTGCCGACCAGAACCGTATCCTGATCTAGCAAGCCACCGGGAGCCAGCACACGGAAATACTGCGTGGCAAGGCTTCCATCGATGTCCACCCATGTCCACTCACCAGCAGCCTGATCAGGGTCTGAGACGCTCTTAACGGTCTCCCAGACCACACCATCCGGGCTGATTTGCAGGTTGAACGCAACCGACGCGCCAAGCCAGTTGACACCAACAGTGGTCACGATTTCAGCCGTACCAAGGTTGAACGTCACCCGATCCACCGCCACCGTCTCGGTGACAGGCGTCAGGTACTGGATTGTCCGGTAGTTGGTGTTGAGCAAGTCCACGATCCCGTTGCCCACAGGCACCGCCGCCTGATTCACATACAGCGGCAGGATCAGCTTCTCAATGCACCAGAGTTGGATACCACGATTGGCAAGGCTAGACAGGATGAGGTACAGGGTTTCCTGAGCGACCGTCATCTGCTCACCACCCACCCCCTCGGGGGGCAGGCGGCACTTACGAAACGCATGGTCAATGACCTTGCGCGTGTTGAAAGTTGTCAACGAGACCGTTCCAGAAACTGCCACTTTTTTCTCCTATAAGCCGCAGTTCGCCGGATATGGCGACCTCTTTGGACTACATTTTATTGCCTGATCAGCACTTTGGGTTGCGATTAAAGGTGGGGACGCCACCCTTCTTGAGCTTAGTCATTGGCTTGCCGGGATGCATAGACGCTTCATGCTTATGGACAGCCTTCTTGATCATCTTCTTGTCCATAGCAACGTCAGAATGCACCGCGCCACCCTTCTTCTTGCCCATCACGGCATCGTAAGCTGATTTTGCGCCTTCGCCAATCTTGCGTGGGATGTACATCAGGGCGTCACTCATCGCCTTGCGATCAGCCTCATTCTCAGCCCGTTCACGCTCATAGTGCTGGCGCTCGGCATCGCGCATCTGGCGATCCATCTTCTCGCCGCGAGCCTGTTCCATCATCTGGCGCTCACGGTCGGTCATAGGCGCTCTTGGCTTGACCGGCTTGACGTTCTTGGCGCGGACGTTCTCCTTGACCATCTCGCTCACCTGACCGCCATCAGCGTAGCAAGCCTTGCCACCCTTTTTGTAATACCTGCCCGCTTGCTTCTCTTTAATCATCTCGCCAGCGTCTTCGGAGAACTTTTTAAAGCGGAACATCGGGTCATACTTGTCGCCACTCTTAATTATTCGGTCACCCAATGGGGTTTTCATGGTGTTGCCCTGAAAATCTCCCGGCATATCGACCGTTTTGCGGTCAAACGGGCTTTCGCGGCTAACGACGTTGTCGCGACCCTCTGGATACTTGTCGCTCTTGTATTTTTTGTGCCTTTCCAGCTTGTAATTAGCTCTTCCAACAGCTTTTTCTGTCGGCGTCAGGTCTCTTTCGTCTACATCACCGCCCTCGGCGTAGCGAGTCTTGCCGCCCTTCTTCATGGCATCAGGCATTTTGAGTTCGCGCTCTTCATGCTTGATGATTTTGGCTGGAGCGCCTGCCTTTTTGAGTAAAGCGATCTCTTTTTTGACAATTGCTTCTGGCTCACGCTTCATTCCGACCAATTTGGCGGATTTTTCGCCTTTTTTAGCGTCTCCACCGTCCTTATAGCCCGCCGCCTTCTTCTCAGACAGGGCAATAGCCATTGCCTGCTTCGGACTTTTAACGACTGGCCCCTTTGCCGAGCCAGAATGCAGGTCGCCACGCTTAAATTCACCCATCACCTTGGCAACTTTGGCCTGACCCTTGGTTTTTGCGGCGCTAGAAGTGCTGCCACCACGGGCATAGCCGGTAGATGTAGGACGAGCCGTCGGTGCCGGGAAGGAAAACTCACCGTATTTGAGCTTGCTCATGATTTTTTACCCTTCTGCGCCATGCGCATATTGTCTATGAGGTTGGGATACGGTCTTCCAGCGGCTTTTGCAGCCTTCTTTGCCGATGATTTTTGGTTCGCCGTGAGCTTTTTAGGCTTCGGCAGGTCATCAGGGCGTGGCTTGTCCCAAGGTGCTTTGACCTTGCCGCCCTTCTTAAACGCCATCTTCTGTCCAATCATCTCAGCAGTCCCATTTCCGCAACGCTTTATTGATTCGAGAATCTGGATCCCGCGCCGTCTTAGCAGAAGTCAGCTTCGACTTCATGCCCTCCATGCGGGAGCAGAACGATTTACGGCGAGAAGCCTTGGCAGGACTCTTTGCTGCCGCCTCTTTGGACACTGGCGGCTTCAGATTGCTGCCAGTCGCACGATTGTAAGCGTCACGACCAGCCTGACTCAAGCCCCCTTCCGGGTTCTTGTGCTTGGCAGTCAGCTTAACCTCACCGCCCTTCGCAAAGTGCCAGCCCTTGATGATCGCCATGATTACGTCCAGTCACCAATTTGTGTATTAGCGCCTACCGCGCCAACAGGCCACAACGATACGTTGGACGCTCTCAAGATGGTTACAGCCGTTCCTACAGCAGTCAGACCAAAACTAAAATCAACTGTGCCAGCAGCACTAACGTCAAATGTGCCACGAATACGCATAGTGAAGGAAGCCGCAGCAGCGCCAGAGGCAGGCGTCACCGTCACCAATGTATTGAAGCCAGAGGTGATGATGTTCTGCATCATATTTGCAGCCGTGACCGTTATAGGCGTAGCTGCTTGAAACGAAATGACCTCGTAGTCATGCATCGTCAGGGTCGCAGTGCCACCTAGAGCGTATTGCAATGATTTTGCAGTAGCGGCAGTGTTCTGAACCGTGGCATTCAACTCGTACTGATACCTTGTGCCTGCTTGAACGGCAACAGCCCTGCCAAAAAGCGTTTGAATAGTGGTGATGGCACCGTTACCAGTCAAATCTGCATTCAACTGGAAGGCTTGCATTGATTGCACAACGGATCGCTGAGTGCCGTTCGGCGTAAAGTACAGAGACCGACCCTCGTACTCAAGTGCGCCTTGGAATGGCGTGGTCAGCAATACGCCGGGGTCAAGATCCATCAGCGCAACCGTTGTCGTGCCAGCGCCAGCATGAATCCATGCATCAGAGGTAGGAATCGTTCCAGCGCCAAACGCTTGAGGCGTGTAGATCACATTACCTATGCGCAGCTTTTCTGTAGCGGCAGCACCGGCAGTCATAGTCTTAACGCTAAGGTCAAAATCCTCAGCGGTAGCCGTG